GCCGATGGGTTTCAGTGTCGCCGGCCCTGCCGACGCGTACCGCTCGAAGGCGCTCGCCGTTGATGGCCGTCTGCTCGACGTTCGTACCTCGCGACCGGTACCCGGCACCGTGCTCGTCACGCTGCTTTCCCGTGAGGGCGATGGCACCGCCGGCGCTGACCTGATCGAAGCGGTCACGGCCGCACTGAGCGCCGACGACCAACGTCCGCTCAACGATACCGTGATCGTCGACACGGCGAGAATCCTGCGCTATCGCATCCATGCGAGGGGTTACACCCAATCAGCGGTCGGCGCTGACGTGCTGATTGCTCAGGCGGTGAAGAACGTCGCTGCCTATGCAGCGAAGGTGCGCCGTATCAAAACCCGGATTGCCACGTCCGCGATCATCGGTGTGATCCAGGCGGCCGGCCTCAAGCGTACCGAACTGGTCGAGCCCGCCGCCGATATCGCGGTCGATATCACGCAGGCCTCGTACTGCATCGAAATCGTGATCGAGAACGGCGGCACCGATGAATAACCTGCTGCCACCGAACGCGACGCCGCTCGAACGGCGCACGGCGATCGCGCTCGCCGCCGTCGACGATCTGCCTGTCCCGATCCGCGATTACTGGAACCCCGACACATGCCCTGCTGCGCTACTGCCGTACCTCGCCGCCGAGCTGTCTGTCGACGGCTGGGAGCTGGCCGAATCCGACAGCGCGCGCCGTGCGCTCATCAAGGGGGCAATTCCGCTCCACCAGAAGCGCGGCACGCCCTGGGCGATCCGCGAGGTCATCCGCCGGCTGGGCTTTGGTGAGGTGGATCTGGTCGAAGGCCGCAACGTGCGCCGCCGCGACGGCACCGCCCGCTACAGCGGCGACTGGGTTCACGGCAACGAGCGCGGCGAGTGGGCGCAGTACACGGTTCGACTCAAGCGGCCGATTACCCGCGACCAGGCTGACAACCTGAAAGCCGTGCTGGAACGGTACGCGCCGCAGCGCTCCGAGCTGTACAAGCTCGATTACACCGCCGCACCACTCAGACGCAACGGTGCCGGCCGGCACGATGCCCAGTACAACAGAGGGAGTATCAATGCATGAGTAACCTGACCGAACAGCCGGAGTGGGCAGAGGGCATTTACCAGTTCGAGACCTCGGACCCGGTCCAGGGCGGCCCGGATGGTATCGACAATGTGCCGCTCAAACAGCTCGCGAACCGCACAGGCTGGTTGCGCCGCATGTTGCAGTTCGGCCGCACGACGTACACACCCGACACCGGCACGAAAAACAATATCGTTGCGAACCTCCTGCCGGCCGTGACGGAACTCGTCGACGGCATGGAGGCGAATTTCCGCGTTGCGGTCACCAACGATGGAGCATGCACGCTCACGCCCAATGGCGTAGCAGGTAGCGGCATTCCTAAACTGCCGCTCTACGGTGGCGATCATGCGGACCTGTCGGCTGGCGATCTGCCCGCCGGCGCGCAGGTTCGCGCAAGGCTCAATACAGCGCTGAACGCGAAGAACGGAGGTGCATGGGTCATACAGGCAATTTCCGGCGGCATGGCGCGTATCGTGACGCCGCCGGCCGGCGACATCAGCACGCGTGCTGCGAACATGGCCGCGCTCTTTGCTGCGACCGATGGCCGCCAACCGGTCGACGTGTCCGGCGCCGCCGCGACGACACTGACGGCCGATCAATACGGCGTCGCAATGCTCACGCTCGGCGGCAAGCTGACGGCCTCGAAAGACCTCGTTTTCCCGGCGCAGTCGGGTCAGTGGATTATCGAGAACGCGGCAACCGGCAATTTCAACATCACGGCCAGGGTGAAAGACAGCGCGACCGCCGGCGTCGTGCTGCCGACTGGCTCGCCTGTCATCGTGTGCAGCGACGGCGCGGCGATGAAATTCGCGAGCGCCGGCGGCCAGGCGGGCTTCAGGCCTGTCCCGATTACTGGCGTCACTGGCACGACGCTCACCATTCTCGGCGGCTACACGCCGGGGGCCGTGCTGCTCGAACGCAATGGCGCGCTACAGCAACCCGGCACGGCTGCGGCGCCGGATTTCATCGCGACGAACGGCACGACGATCGAACTCACCAGGGCGGCCACCGCCGACGAGCAATTCAATGCCTACGTGTTTTCGACCTTCAGCGTCGCGAACGCCGTGCAGAAGTCGGGCGATGCGATGGGCGGCCCACTCGCGTTGTATTCGGGTTCGACAGCGCCGACACCCGACGCCGGCGACAACAGCCAGGCGGTTTCGAATACTGCGTGGTTCAAGGCTGAAAAGGCCACCGAAACCAACATCGGGACGCTGAAGCTTGCGACACAGGCACAGGCGAATGCCGGCACCGATGACGCCACGGCCGTGACGCCGAAGAAGCTGCGGGCCGGCTTCGCGATTTCGCTCGGCACGATCGGATACATCGCTTTCCCTACATGGCTGGGCGGACTGATTATCCAGTGGGGAACGATTGCAGCATCGACGGGATGGGGTTGGACATACCCCATTGCGTTCCCTACTGCCTGCCTTTGCGCGATCGGGACGAACGGCGACACCGGTCCGACGTTCTGCTCGCTTTACAACAACACCAAAACGTCCGTGTTTGGCAATCGCTGGTCGACATCCGGCGCTGGCGTGAACGGGTCAACCAGTCTGCTTGTAGTGGGGTATTGAATGTCATTCGCAAACAATCTTTCCGCGCTCGCGCGCCTGTTGACCGCTGCGGCGTCGGGCGTCATCAGCGGCGTAACACCACCTGCCAAAGACAGCAGCGCGGCCCTTGCCACAACGGAATGGTTCAAGGCCGAACAGGCGGCCGAAGCGAACCAGGGCACCGCACGCGTGGCAACGCAAGGACAGACCAACGCCGGCGCCGACGACACCACCATCGTGACGCCGAAGAAGCTGCGGGCAGGGCTATCGCTCTCACTGGGGATGCAGGGATACATCGCGTTTCCCTCCTGGGTCGGTGGCCTGATTATCCAGTGGGGTTCCTACACAACATCGCAGGCTGGCGATGTTGGTGTGACCTACCCAATTGCATTTCCAAGCGGTGCAACGGCGCTCGTTATTGGCAACAACTCACAGTCCGCGCTGGGCGGCGTTGGAACTTCGTACTCGGCCAGGACGGGCTTCAACGCGGGCGGATGGGTAACGGGCGGTCGCACGAACATCGCGTGTTCCTACATAGCTACAGGGTTCTAGATCATGGGTCAAAAATACGCCGCATATGACGAACAGCGCACGATCGTTGCCTTCTACGACGACGCGATCAGCCCTGCGCCGAAAGGTGCGCAGGTCATCAAACTCAGTGATGCGCAATACCGCGGCCTGCTGGCTGGCCAGGGAGAAGGCAAGCGCATGGCGATCGACGAAAACGGTCTGCCTGTCCTGCTCGATCCGGCGCCGCTCTCGCCCGACCAGCTCGCCGACGCAAAGCGCGCCGCGCGCGACGCTGCGCTATCCGCTACCGACTGGCTGATCGCCCGTCATCAGGACGAGACGTTCGCCGGCCGCGGCACGACGCTGACCGCTGACCAGTTCGACGAGCTGCTCGCGTACCGCAAGGCCTTGCGTGATCTGCCGCTTGCTGATGGCTGGCCGGGCGTCGATCTGCCGGCAACGCCGGACTTCCTCAACGCGATCGCCTGATCGCTTCATTCTCCCTTCACTCTCCCGTTTCCTCTCACCCTGGAGCGACAAGCACATGGCACAGGATTATCACCACGGCGTACGCGTCGAAGAAATCAACCAGGGCACCCGGCCCATTCGCACCATCTCGACGGCGATCGTCGGCGTTGTCTGCACGGCAGAAGATGCCGACGAGGTGACGTTCCCGCTCGATACGCCCGTCCTGCTCACGAACGTCATCGCAGCGCTGGGCAAGGCCGGCACGAAAGGCACGCTTTACAAAACGCTCGACGGCATCGGCAAGCAGACAAAGCCCGTCACGGTTGTGGTGCGTGTCAAGGAAGGCAAGGACACCGCTGAAACCACCTCGAATGTGATTGGCACGGTCACGCCTGAAGGCCGGTACACCGGCATGAAAGCGCTGCTCACTGCACAGGCGAAGCTGGGCGTAAAGCCGCGCATCCTGGCCGCGCCTGGCCTGGATACACAGGCGGTAGGCACCGCGTTCGCGACGATTGCCCAATCGCTGCGCGGCTTCGCCTACATCGCGGCGAACGGCTGCAAGACGAAGGAAGAGGCGACCGCCTACCGCAAGCAGTTCAGCCAGCGCGAAATCATGGTGATCTGGCCGGATTTCCTCGCCTGGGATGAAGTCACCAACAGCACGGTTGTCGTGCCCGCGCCGGCGTACGCCGCGGGGCTGCGCGCGAAGATCGACAACGACACAGGCTGGCACAAGACGCTTTCAAATGTTGGCGTCAATGGCGTGACCGGTATCAGCGCGGACGTGTTCTGGGACCTGCAGGACCCGGCCACCGATGCGGGCTATCTGAACGAACAGGACGTGACCACGCTCATCAATCGCGACGGTTTCCGCTTCTGGGGTTCGCGCACCTGTTCCGACGATCCGCTGTTCGCGTTCGAGAACTACACGCGCACCGCGCAGGTGCTGGCCGACTCGATCGCAGAAGCGCAAATGCCTGTCGTGGACGGGCCGCTCAATCCCTCGTTGCCGCGTGACGTGATCGAGTCGATCCGCGGCAAGTTCCGCGAGTGGACCTCGCAGGGCTATCTGATCGGCGCCGACGCCTGGTTTGACCCGGAGCCGAACACGACCGACGTTCTCAAGTCGGGCAAGGCATACATCGACTACGACTATACGCCGGTTCCGCCGCTCGAAAACCTGATGCTGCGGCAACGCATCACCGACCGCTATCTCGCCGATTTCGCCGCGCGCGTGAACGCGTAACGGCCCGCATAAAAAGGAGTCTCAAACATGGGTATGCCCAGCAAACTCAAGGGGTTCAACCTGTTCCAGAACGGCGAGAATTTCGTCGGCAAGGTTGCCGAAGTCACGCTGCCGAAGCTCACGCGCAAGATGGAGGACTATCAGGGCGGCGGCATGAGCGGCCCGATCAAGATCGATTTCGGTCAGGAAGGTATCCAGCTCGAATGGACGTGCGGCGGCCTCATGAAATCCGTGCTGCAACAGTACGGCGTCACCAAGCACGATGGCGTGCTGTTGCGCTTCGCCGGCGGCTACCAGTCCGAAGATTCGACAGACGTCGACGCCGTTGAAATCATCATCAAGGGCCGCCATAGCGAAATCGATCCCGGAACCGCAAAGGCAAAAGAGGACACGGCGTTCAAGGTGACCAGCGTCGCGAGCTATTACAAGCTCTCGATCAACGGCGATGACATCATCGAAATCGACTTTATCAACATGATCGAGAAGGTCAACGGTAACGATCTGCTCGCCGCACTGCGCAAGGCGATCGGCCTGTAATTCGCCACCGGCCGCCGGCACGCACCCGCAGCCGGTCATACCTACCTGTAACCCATACGGACCACACCAT